TAACCGACCGGCTGGATGGTTATGCGTAAATTGCATAGGCACCATATTGGCCATACCTAGTAGAAACCCTAATAGCCAATCCCTACTAACATTAACCATTTGATAGCATTATCCTATTTAGTACCTTTTACTTCATAGGGTTTTCATTCTATAAATAATGTAGAAAACTAGGGTAAACCCTCTCACCGATCAACTGGTAAAGACGTTAATATTAGTGACCAAAGCAGAAAAGCATTGGTTCTTCAATCAACTCAATAGGCGTAATATCATGATTATCAAAGCACGATTCACTCAAGACATTTCAACCCTGAATAAGTGGCTAACCGCCTATCAGGCAACGAATGGGGCGGTTCAGTTCTTCACTAGTGCGGTATTCACCAATAACAGCGAGATCATTGGCAAAGACCATGAAGTAATGTTCTTCATTGGGTATGTGGCTGGCATCGGTGAATCGGGTCTTGAATCCGTTTCCAAGGTTTAAATTTAACCGGGGCCACAGTGCCCCATTCAATCATTCTTTAATAGGTGTCACACAATGCAAACCATACCAATTCATTTCACCCGGTCTCAGGCTGGCACGATAGCTGGCAGCGTCACTCAAACGACTAAGATGCCATGCAAGTCCTATAGTTTGCCTACAGTAGCATGCATTACCGGGTTCAAAATGGCCAAAATACCCGGTTCAATATGCTCAACATGTTATGCCAACAAGGGTAACTACATGATGTATGCCAACAATATAGAACCAGCCCAACATGCAAGGCTAGATTCTCTCAATGATCCATTATGGGTTGACGCTATGGTCTCCCACATTGGAAACGATAGCTATTTTCGTTGGCATGATAGCGGAGACCTGCAAGGTCTCTGGCATCTTGAAAAAATCGCTACAGTGGCAAAGCTTACCCCTGAATGCATGCATTGGTTGCCAACCAGAGAATATTCTATGGTTAAAGCTTATATTGCAAAGCACGGGGCATTACCGGGTAATCTCATTGTCCGATTGTCTGCAATGTATGTTGACAAGCTTGTCACTATCCCTGCAAGCTTGCAAAATCAACCTAATGTGACGGTCTCCAATGTACATACTATTAACCCTATGGGCCTAGAGTGTCAGGCACCAAAAAACAAGGGTCAATGTGGGCCATGTAGGGCATGTTGGGGCACTGAACCAGTGAGCTACCAAGCACATTAATGCATAGCCTGTAGACCCTTGAAAAGGGGTTTATGGGGTTTGCATTGGTGCAAGCTTAAACCTTGGAGAATTTAACATGCGTTATCATTTCAGCAACCCTTATTTTTATTTTGAATGCACTGGTTTGGTGTGGTATGCCACAGTTAACCCCTGTGGTGAATTCACCCGCTGCGCTTTTCGTGATGGAAATATCTACCATTAACCCTTAACCTTGGAGAATTTAATATGCGTCAATCCAATGTGAGAATTATTCACAATAAATTACTAGGTGGCTGGTTCATTGTCAGGGGGCCGCATCAAACCCCTATCGGTGGCCGCTTTGCATCAAAAGAAGAAGCACAGCAACACCGGGACAATGTGCGAGCATATTATCAAGGGGCCGCATCATGCAAAAAATAATGGCTGCAAAATATCCGGGGCGCTGTAGCGTATCTGGTGCGCCCATATATCCGGGTGATACCATTAAATTCGATACATCAACCCGCAAAGCTTGGTTATGCGAACATGATGATATGGGGGTGTACTTTGCACAGCGTACAGCAACAAAACCCGGTTATATCTCGCACGTTTTTAATGTAGCGGGTAAAGACTATTATCAAAACAAGGGGGGCCGCTGTATTGATGCGCCATGCTGCGGGTGTTGCAATATTTAATTAGCGCATAAACTGAAGCACATTCTACGGGGTGTGTTTTGGCCTATACGCTGTGTCTAGGATGTTTCCCGGCATTTTCCGGGGTTCAATAGGTGTGATTATGGAAACAATCGATAAAATTGTGTGCTGGGTGTGTTGCGGGTGTTTTGCTGCCCTTTGGTTAATCATTGGATTGTGGGGTTAATCATGGATCAAATTACATTGGACAAACGGGCAGCCTATGCCCTGGGTTTTTATCATGGTTTATATGGGGAATACGAACCTAATAACCCGTTCATGGATCGGTATTATGCTGAATATAGGGCTGGATATGATTCTGCAATATTAGAATTTTGTGGGATTATGCACCCTGAAGAGGTCAACCAATGACACAATCCCAAGCATTAACCCAAGCCCTTGTTTTGGCCATTATCGCCCCTGATGATGATAAAGCTGCCCAAGCTTCGACCCTTGCTATGCAAATAGCCCAAGGGTTAACCAAAACCCAAGTAAACCGATGCAAAGCCCAGGCATTGAAGATGATAGGGGAAAACCCTTGATTTATGCCACATTAGCCCTAATACTTCGCATTTTGACACGCAAAAAATAAGAGGATTTGAAATGAAGAAAAGAGAATATTATAATCTTTGCAGAGACATGGCTAGAAACAAAAGCGGCCTTGATTTTTTGTTTTCGTGTCTAAAAAGCCCATCTAATTGGATGCGCCCAATTCATTCACTTATTATTCGGGCAGCAATTCGAGACATTTATCCAAAAGCCAAAATCTAAAAGTAAGCAACCACTAATTAAGCCGCCTTCGGGCGGTTTTTCTTTGCCTGTTTTAAGCCCTTGCAAGCCAAGCCATGTAGGGTGCATTGGGTTGACCAAGAAAAGCCCCTTAAACGGCCTTTTAAGCCCTTTGGCAAGCCCTTTTGTGGTCAATCATCATCTTGGTTTGGCAAGGTGGTAACAAGGCCCACAAAGTTTAGGTTCATTTCAGGGTCAAGGCCACAATTGTAAAAGTGGCCCGCTTGGTCGATGGCAACCTTCAACCCTTGCGTCATGTTACCGCCTCCGATCAATTCTAGAATGGCCCTTTGTTCTGGGCTTAAATTGATCTTGAAATCAGTCTGGGTTCTTAATGGGTTTATCTTGTTTGCCATTCAACTGCTCACGCCAATATAGTGCGATTAATAATGCTTCGGCCCTGTTTCCATCTTTTTTCCTGATTAGCTTGGCTTCAGGCCAAAATGATCGGGCTAGGTCTAGGCTTTCGTTTTTATCGCTTGTTAAATGAAAATACTTTTTCCATTTCTGAGGGGTTACCAAATGAAAAGGGTAACGGGTTAATTCAGCTACCGCTGAGATAACGCCTACTGCCCTGCCAAACTGAAAACTGCTGGCAACCCCTTGCCCTGGCATTGAATGCACTGATTCCATGCAAATCTCTGCGCCCTCCCTTGGGTCAATGCACCGCAATATCATGTTTTTGAATACGAGGGGCAATATATTTTTATCTTTATGCTCAATCATAAAAGAGTCCAAATAATCGCCATTTGAATCCAATGCACCAACTGCGCCGGATATGCTACCCGGATCCAGGCCCAGGTAAACCATTATTGTGCTCCTTCATTTGTTGTATTAAGTCCTGGGTTATCCCTATCCACAAATGGGTAGAACAACTCTCTAATTCCTTCGCCCTGTGCCATGCTTGTGCTTTCCACCCTGGTTGCTTGGCAAGGTGTACAAGCCATGCTAATGTCTCCTGATACAAGTAAGGCTCTGTTGACAAGGTAGAGTGGAACGGCAAAACCTTGTTTTCGTTTGTTGAGCAAGTGGTGTGCTTCATCTTTGTTCATTTTGGTTTCCTGTCATCTTTTCTTTGAAGCCTTCATAAAAATCACCACTGTCCATCAATCGGAAAATCCCATCACCATTTTCAAGGCTGGCCCTGTCCATGATGTAGTCTCTATATTCCAATTCGAGATTAAATGTTCTCATTGCGGCTTCAAATTGCTGTTCAGTCATGTCTGTCTGCTTTAATTAGTTTCTTGTTCTGAGTTGGGCTAATCGCTGGCGCACTTCCTGGGGCATTGGGGTTGCCTTGGCAATGTCTGCCTTGATCTTGGCTAGGGCAGGGTCTACGGCTGGTTTAGAGGCCATTTCAGGCACTTCTGCGCCATCCCAGCGTTGTTGGTTCAGATACACCAAGGGAGCAGGGATAAACGCACCATTTGCCTTTAGCCACTGCTCTGTGGTCTTCATCCAGGCTAGGTGCTTGATGATCTGGTCTGCTTGGGTATCGCAGTAGGACTTGTCCCAAACCTTCTTACAAGCCGATTTAGCCCCTTTTCTGGGACTGCTAGGCCATGCCTTCCAAAAGTCTTCAAACATCTTGTCTCCTGCTTAGAATTTTGCTCCAAATCAACCCGCCGACAATCTTGGCAACGAATTGCAAAGCAACAATGTGCAACAACAACCCGCCAAAAGCAATTGTGGGAAACACAAATGAATCAACGGCAGCCCCAGCAACATTTGACCCATTTGAGCGAATCATCCAAGGCTTATCACGCAAGAAATGATAGGCGATTGTGTCGGCACTCATGGCAAGGGCAAATGCCAGAAATGAGGCCAAAGCAATTGGCCCTGCCGCTGGATTCCACAAGTAGGAAACCACACTTGCTGTTGCAATCAACCCACCCATTTTTAACACCAGTTTGTCGTTTTTCCATTCTTCATGGAGTTTGTCTCTCAATGACAAGTCCAATCCAATGAGAACAAAGGCATTGATGGGGCTAAACCAGGGGCCAAGCCATGCCACCAACAGGTTAGCAGTGACTAGGGCGGCTATGTAAATTGCTGGATAAATCAAATCAAAATCTCCTGTAAAGGTTTTTGTTCCCAAAGGGATGGTGGGTTGGTGGAATCTATGCGTTTTGCCATGCAACCCGCACAAACTTGTTTTTCGGCATGGTGCAGCGCCACATTGGTGGAGTCAGCACTAGCCAAAGGCCAAGGGCCAGAAGACAGTCCAAGCATCCTCAAACCATGCACCCAAGGCAATTGCCGCCCAAAGGTGTTTGTCATGGCATTGAACGCTTCATCCATCTTGCCGCACCACTTGGTAGTGCCGATTTGCCAGAATTCACCAGCCGATCCAAAGCAGACTCGTCCCCAGGTGTCGCAGAGTTCAAGAAGGTATGAAATTGGCAATCCTAGATGCCAGACAGGAATGCCAAACTCTTTCCGAAAGGGCCAATTTTTGACCATTTCCTTCTGTTGTTCAACAGTCCCATCAATCACATCAGGCACTACAGCCCAGTGTGGATGCACCAGCAAAGGCTCAACCCATTCGTAGAATCCATTGATATCAAAGGTCAAACCACGGGTTTTTGCACTAAAAGCGCCGTTGTCCAGCATCAAAGACTGTCCCAAGCGCAAACATCTCTGTAAGTCATCAGGTCTGGCATAGGACACACAGAAATGCTTGCCACCCATTGTTTCTATGGCTTTGATGGGTGATATTGGGGTTCCATGATAGTGAATCATTTGCTGCCAAACATGATGTGTTCTTTGAAATCCTCATAGAGTTCGCCTCTCTCCATGAATCGGATTAGCATCTCTCCATTGCCAACATTTCTGCGTTCCATGATGTACTCAGCATACTGTTGGTCGAGTTCGTAGGTGTTCATTTTGTCCTCAAACTCTTGTTCAGACATAGGTTCTCCAAGGGTGGATAGACTGAGTATCCTTCCCTCTCCAGACTTGTCAGTGTTCATTATTGAATCCTATTAACATTGAAAAACTCAAAAAGCCCCAAGTGCGCTTGACGGATTTGTTCGCTTATACACACAGCCTTGTTTACCACCGATGTACTGTGTGCTTTACCAGTCGCCAAATCAACGCTGGTCACATTTTGCACAAGGGGTGTACTTGTGTGCGGTGTTTTCTTCCAAGCCGTCCATGCAAACGCTCTGCTATCGTGTGGAGTACGGATGCTATGAAAAGACAATAAAAAAAGCCACTTAGCTCTACCCTCGGTGAGAACCCTAAAGCAAAAACCAAGGGCGAGAGTAGAATTAAGTGGCCTCAATCTGTCGCTTCTCACGGCAACGGGGCAAATCATAACAAACATTTATGGTTTGTCAAGACTTTTTGTCTCTTGTCGTTGTTTTTCAAGAGAATGGGCTAAGAAACGGCGTAGCCATGCGGCTCCTCCGAGTCGTTTAAACTCCTCTCGCAAGGGGAGCGTAGTTCTGACTGCAATCATGATTGACAGTCCCGTAATGTCTGATTTAGGTCTTGGCATAGGGGGTGAATTGTGTAGTGTTAAACAAATACCACAATTAGGGTTTGTCCTAGTGTTAAACATTATATTCTGTGTAACACTACGAACTCTACCAACCACATTGAAAGGCGTGAACATGGAACTGGATATAGATTTTTGTGACCTTGAAATAGACATCAAGGCTTGGGTCGAATGGGAATATGACCCCGACTACTCTCCCAACGAGGGAGTCTACGATAAATTCATTTGGGTAGCCTATTTACAAATTGGCAACAACCGAATTGACATTACAGATGAACTCTCTGCCAAGGAGTGCAAACAAATTGAAAAACAGATTGAGGAGTCTATCGATGACAGCCTTTAATAAAGCCCTTTGGGAAGCCTATCAGCAACTCAATGATGATGACATCATGGAAGCTATCTCAGGCTCTGTAGCCATCCCTCTTGCCATCAAAGCAGGTGACTGGGAATATGCCTTTGCATTCATCAGAGAACGTATTGACAACAAGATGACTCGCAGGGCTGAGTTTGCTCTCTACAACATCATCAAGACCTCTCTTATTGACGATGATGATGAACTACGCACCTTGCGAACCCTATGGTTGAAAGACGAATACAAGGGGGATAAAGATGAAACTTAAACACACTATTGCCGCAATCCTTGAGGAGAACCAAGATGAATATTTTTGCCAGTTTTGCACGAAACATAAAGTTGCGACTCTCCCAGTCTGCTCATGTTCAGGAAATTGGTTCAAACTTTCCGACTTTGACTTTGATACCCAATTCTCCATTGCCCAACAAATCTTCAACTCACAGAAAGGTGTACCCAACCAAAAGAGCGACTGACAAGGAATCCGAGTTTGTATATACAAATTCAATGAACACAGACATTTCAAAAACTTTTCAAAAATTTAAACAGGAGTGAATATGGTAAATATGAACGAAACAAGCACAGCAAATTTAGAGGTATATCGCAAATTAGCGATAGCAAGGGCAAAACTAAGGACGCAAGTTCTAAAGAAGTCAGGGACTAATAAGTTTGCTGGATACAACTACTTTGAATTGGGTGACTTCTTACATCCAATCATGGAAATATTTGATGGGATTGGTTTGATCGGCATAGTGTCGTTCACTAAAGAACAAGCAGAACTGTCAATCATTGATGTTGATAGCGGGGGTAAGATTTTTATTACTTCACCTTTTGGGTCTGCGGCTCTCAAGGGTTGCCATGAAGTGCAAAACATTGGTGCAGTTGAAACCTATCAAAGACGTTATTTGTGGGTGACAGCAATGGAGATTGTTGAGCATGATGCACTTGATTCAACAACAGGTTCAGGCAACATCGAAACGATTGATGTAGGCATGATGATTGACCACTTGGCGGCTATTGATGCGGCTTCAACTTTAGAGGAACTCAAGAATGTATACAGCACTGCTTACTCTGCTTGCGCTGGTGATAAAGGTTGGCAAAAGAAAGTGATTGATGCCAAAGAAAAGCGTAAAGGAGCATTGAAATGAGCGATATTGAACAAGGCACACCCGAATGGTTTAAACAGCGTTGCGGTAAAGCTACTGCATCACGCATCTCTGACATTGTTGCCAAAACTAAGTCAGGCTACAGCACCAGCAGGGCTAACTACATGGCTCAACTGGTAGTAGAGCGTATGACAAACCAAGTGGCAGAGTCATACACCAATGCGGCTATGGAGTGGGGAATCGAGAATGAACCCTTTGCTCGTGCCGCATACGAGGCTAAAACAGGCAATATGGTCGATCAGGTAGGTGCTATTGACCATCCAACTGTTCCTATGTCTGCCGCCTCTCCTGATGGCTTGGTGGGTGATGATGGATGCCTAGAGATCAAGTGTCCCAACACGGCAACCCATATTGATACCATTTTGGGAGATGAGCCAGCAAAGAAGTATTACGACCAAATGCAATGGCAGATGCGATGTGCAGATAGAAGTTGGTGCGACTTTGTGAGTTTCGACCCACGAATGCCTGAACACCTACAACTGTTCATCAAAAGAATCGAGCGCAATGATATGTATATTGCAGAACTCGAACAAGAGGTTATCCAGTTTCTTGCGGAAGTGGATGACAAGGTTAAAAAACTCAATGAAATTAAGGTGTAAATATGGAACAGCGTGACAACAGTGGCGTACTTTTTAAGAACGACAAAAAAGAGACAGGCAACCAGCCCGATTACAAGGGAAACATTACAGTCGATGGTCAGTCCTACTGGCTCTCAGCTTGGATTAAAGAGGGCAAATCAGGCAAATTCATGGGTCTTGCAGTAAGCCCTAAAGAAGAAGCTAATACTTCATCACCTAAGAAGAAGCCCTCAAGTGGCTTTGACGACATGGATGATTCAATCCCATTTTGATGTAAACCAATGGGGAAAGCGTAAGTGAGTACCCACTAACTTTTAATTGATAGGAGTTAATATGATTCATTACCACGGACTTCCAATAACACCAACGCCTGTGGCTAACTATGCAGTTCAAGCTGGTCATGCGTTTGTTTCGTATGCCCATCCTGAGCAGATAGCAACCGCTATTGATGTAGCTCAGTCTTTTGCTATTGATAATGGGGCATTTAGCGCATGGAAATCAGGAGAACCTGTAAAGGATTGGCAACCCTTTTACGAGTGGGCATTAAATCTTAAAAAAGTGCCTTCCTGCGACTTTGCTGTTTTACCTGATGTCATTGATGGCACAGAAGAAGATAACGATGCCTTGTTGCGGGATAACCCATTGCCACTCTGGTTTGGCGCACCTGTTTGGCATATGCACGAATCCCTTGAAAGATTTGAACAATTAGCCAATACCTATGTTCGGGTTTGCATTGGCAGTTCAGGTGAATACGCAACTATTGGGACTTTTCAATGGTGGTCAAAGATGGGTCAAGCCATGCGGGTAATCTGTGATGATTTAGGCAGACCATCCTGTAAATTGCATGGATTAAGGATGTTAGACCCTGCAATATTTACAAAACTGCCTTTTTGCTCTGCTGATTCCACGAATATTGCCAGAAATGTTGGTATGGATGGGAAATGGAGAAGCGGAAACTATCCTCCACCAACAAAAGAGGCAAGAGCGCAAGTCATGAGAAGCAGGATTGAGGCACACAATGCCCCGCCAGTTTGGGGTTTTCATCAAGTTGAACAAGGAGTATTACTATGATTTATGCAGGAATTTACATTGCCGCATTGGTTTCCGCCAACCTTTTGGTTGCTTGGTTAGGAGTTTGGTTTAGCCTTGTCAATGCCTTTGTTTTGATTGGATTGGACTTATCTTTGCGAGACAAACTGCATGACCTGTGGGAAGGTGACAAGTTACCCATAAAAATGGGTGGACTTATCGCAACGGCAAGTATTGTTTCTTATGCCATCAATCCAGCAACAGGAATGATTGCATTTGCTTCCTTGGCGGCTTTCAGTTTGTCAATGGTAACTGATTCACTGGTCTATCAATACCTCAAACATAAAGAATGGATGATTCGTGTCAATGGGTCAAATTTTGCTGGCTCTGCTGTTGATTCAGTGGTTTTCCCAACAATAGCTTTTGGCGGGTTGATGCTTGAAATTGTTGCATTGCAATTTGTAGCAAAAGTTGGTGGTGGTTTTGTCTGGAGTAAATTTTTAAATAGGAGTAAATGATGAATTTAGATGACACACATTTTGGCGGCGGTGTAAAGAAGTTTTTTGACTTGCCAATCTTCAACAGGGTACGCAGTTCCGACCCAGTAACCAGCTATGAAGCCGCTGATGCCGCTAAAGACTTGGCATCCAAGCATTTCAGCATCATTGTGGACTGTTTAAAGGCTCATGGTGCGCTTGGTAAGGATGGCATAGCCCAACATAGCGGGTTAGACAGAAATCAAGTCTCACGCCGTTTAAACGAACTGGAGAAGATGAACCTGATTCAGTTGACAGGCAGAACTGTAAAGTCTTCATCGGGGCGCAATGAGCGTGAATGGAGGGCAGTCTAATGTGGGATGTACTAGTAACTTTTATGCTGATGCTGTTTGGTGCATTTGTTGTGATTGTCTTTGGTGCAATCCTTATTGGTACGCTTTATTTCCTACAAAACGAGGCTGACAATGACTGAAGAAGATGAAGCATTCAACGACATTGAACGACAAGCCAAGCAACGCAAAGAGGCTGTTAAAGCAAACTTCCTAAGACCCAAGTCGGCACAGGAGTTTTATGACGAACTACGCAATGGCGTTATTGATGAAGTTGTTAGAGAGGTTAGGAGATTAACTTCCTTTGGCAAAGATACCATTGATAGTTTGGCTGTTTACATAGATGGAATGAAGAAATGACACAAGATGAAATCATTGAGATGGCTGAAAAGGTGTATGGCAACTGTTATTGGCATGAACCCGCTTGGTTACGTCTTGTAGCCTTTGCCAAACTGGTAGCCGACAAAGAGCGTGAAGCCTGTGCAAAAGTGTGTGAACAAATAGACACTGCCGCCTTTGGCGGCGAAAGACCAACACCAAATGACTGCGCCGCCGCCATCAGAGCCAGAGCAGGAGATAAAAATGATTAGAGAAGGTTACTACTGCGTAGTGTGCGGCAGGTTTTTGCCAGCAGATGAGCATGGCGTAATTGTGCATGACGACATTGAACACCCACCTGAAATTGATTTTGGAGATGAGGAGAAACCACAATGAAACTGTCAACAGCAGACTTCGAGGCATGGATGGCAAGCCCACTCACCAAAGCCCTCAAACAGTCACACCAAACTGAAATAGATGCAATCGTCAAAGACTCTGACAAGGCATTTGACTTGTTGCGCCAAGCAGAGACAGAGATGCGTTATGCAGGATGGACAAAACTTGAGGCAGACAACAGCGCAAGAAACGGCGTGTATAAACAGATATTATTGTTTTTACAGCCATTGAAGCCAAATTAAAGGAACTCAACACATGAACAAAGCACAGCAAGTTTTTGAAGCAATGATGCGAGCCAAAGGCTACTCAGAACTTTATAAAACCAAAGATAGATACGACAATCCCAGTGTACAGACCCGATGGAACTACTTTTTAATGGGGTGGGAAATGAGAGGTGTGCAATGACATTCAGACAATCAACAATCAAGTACGTCAAAGACATCTTGAGAGCAAGAACTATCTATGAGGTAATTGCCAAAGAACTGCAAGAATCACATCTACGCAAACTAGAAGCAGAAACTGCCGCTGAGTATGCACGTGCCGCCATCCAGTACAACGATGCAAGAATTGCTAGACTTCAGAAACGACTTTTAGAACATACCCAAGAGGGCGATTACACATGAGTAAGATAAAAACAGCCTTTGATTGGAAAGGCGAGCCAAGTATTTGGACAACCGACAAGAAACTTAAGCAAATAACAGCGGGTCATATTCTTGGTAAAAACGCAAGAGAACGCATTGCACTGACAGAAAAGAAAGAATTTCTGATCTATTCAAGGGCTAAATTAAAGAATGATTCGTAAGATAAGAACCTTCTATGGTAGAAGGCATGGTCAACATGGAGCTAAACAAACCACTGTTGACATTGGCGTGGCATGGTTATGTGAGAAGTGCGGGGAGGTGATCTTCTTTGAACACCTTATCCCCAAACACTTTTGCAAGCGGCTAATTAAGCCTGTAATCCTTGGAGATACTGGGTCTTCCCCGCCACCTTAACAGCAGTCAATTCCTGCTTCTTGAGGTTATTAGGGTCATACGACACATGAACCCAACCTGAGTCAGGTACGCCCTGTGTGTAGAACTCTAAGATCAACTGGGTGTAGTCCAAGTTGTCCATAATCCATTGGGCTAGATCAGCATTGGCAACACTAGGAATCTCAATGTCTGCCGCCATACCTTTGCAGTGGTCTGAAGTCTTAGAGCCACCAACAGCGGCATTTGACTCAGGGCTACGATAGGCAGAGTTGACCTTTACACCCTTGCCGTAGTGGTCACGAACAGGCTGTAAAACCTTCTCGCACAGCAATCTCAGATTTTCTGTTGCCTCCTCGTCAGGGGTGTTGTCAAATCCCATACGCAAGGCAGTTTCAGACTTACACATTTCATGTAGTGAAAAATTGGCAGTTAATTGAGTCATTTCATTCCTTTCAAGGTTTCGTAGGTTTGGATACATTGGTTGAGTTTTCTGATGGCGGCATCTCCTTCTGCGGCGATAGCGATAAGAGATTCACTAACCTGTCCACTAAGTTCGGTTCGTGTTTCTCCGCTGTTATCTCCTGCGGTAACGGAGGCAACTGAGGTGGAACATACGGGGCTTTGGGTGGGGATTGACAGGCGCAAAGCACCAGAGGCAACATCAGCCCGTAACTTAGTCTCTTTAATCCTAGCGACATTCTGTGATTTCCTTAAAGTTTCAGCATAGGTATTAGCTACCTTTGCCATGTTTTGCTCAGTTTCCCTTGCTTTGGCATTCAAAGAGGCTATTTCAGCCTGTTGACGAGCATTCTCATCCTCGCCACCCTTGTAATAACCACCACCAAAAGCGCCTAAAACAGTCATCAGGATGCCCAAAAGCACCCAAGGATTAAACAAACTCATGGCTTTGGGGGTTCATCAGTATCAGTAGCTTCTGCCTTGGCTGTAGCTGTAGCTATCGCCTTAAC